ACGGTAGTTAATGCGTCAAAAGATACCCCGGACTGATCCGCTGCATATTTCCACCGTTGGATCTGGTCCGTTGACATTCCGAGGATAGTAGACGCATCTTTTATCTGGTCAGCGAAATCTCCGGCGCGGTTCGTAGCGGCTATTGCTTCCGCTGCCATTGCCGCCAACCCTGCCGCCGCCAATGTTCCGCCGGTGCTGATAAGACCTAACTCTTTTTCCAGCCCCGCTGATTTCTGCGTGGCGGTTGTAACTCCTTTATCAAACTGTGAAGTATCCAGCGTTAACAGAGCCCTTAACGTCCCGATAATAGTATCTGCCATTTATCCCACCTGCCCGCCGTATATCGCGTTCAATTGCATGATAAGGTTCTGCTGGTCCTGTGCCGTCTGCTGACTATCCCCGCTATCTTTTCTCGGCATGAAATCCTGCCATTTAGTTACCGGATCCTGCCTGGAGGTTCTACGGGCATTGAATACCGATGCACAGATATTCGCAGCGTTAAAGTTCTGCTGTTCCCGTTCCTGCTCAATCCGCTCGTTATGCGCTTTAATGTATTGGTAAATCTCGTTAGGTGTCAGCTGCCACGGATCGCCGGGGTATCCGCAATAAAACATCTGGTGTTCCAGGAGCAGGATAATATCTTCCCCCGTAGGTTCTTTCACGTCAGTGTCAGCCGTGACGGGATTAACAAATGTTAACTTTTCCGGCACCGCAAACCATCCGGATAGAAACAGTTCAGATTTACAGAGCATGAGGAGGTTTAATAAGACCGGACTATCATCCTGTTTGGTGAAATACCTACCAATTCTGTTCCATATGGTATATTTTTGTTTGATCGTATCCAGCAGGATCTTCCGTGTGTCTAATGCTGTGAGATCAGGGTTATCCCATTTCAGGCCAAACCACAGAAGATCCGCGATAAATTCCAGTGTCAACGGGCGGTCAAGGATGGAATAAAACCCCCCGGTGATAAGATGGTCCATATCCCATACGGCGTTAAGGTCATACCTGATATGATACAACTTCCCGCCCAAAAAAAAGGGGGTTGATCGCATAACGCACCTACGTAGCTGACGCAATCGTTGGTTTGCCCGTGACCTTTCCGGTAAGTTCGAAAGTAACTAACCCTTCCTGTCCCGGTAGAGCCATCGGGGTATATCCGGTGATGTAGAAGTCACCATACCAGATGTTGTACGAACTGGTGCCGGCGACAGTGATCTTAAACCCGCTCCGTGTCCCCGCAATGAAATCCGCCGGGATGGTAGTGATTTCCTGTGTGACGGTTGACAGGTATACGCAGGTAAACCCGACGTTCCCTGACCGGATAATCCCGCCGGAAATCGCCTGTTCGAAATAATCGGTTGTTCCCATGTTTGTGATATCAACCGCCCCCCGTGAATATGACGGTGCAGTGATCGATATCACGTTAGCAATATCAGTAAACGTCCCTGAGGATCCCACGCTCGAATAAGCAAACAGGCTCCCGAAGGCGTTCCTTCCATTAATGAAAGTTGACATTTTGAGTACTCCTTTTAGTTATAAGAAATTCTGATCTGGAAATTCTGGACCCATTGCATCCGGTTGTTCTCATCAACGCCCAACGGCATAGGTGATTGGAGCGGGTCGATTGAGAAGAACAGGTCGCCGGTACTGCTTGTAGGGATCCACATGTTCGATACATACCTAAGCCGGTTCTGAATTGCCAGCGCGGTATAATACCCGCTATCGGATGTGACGGCGGTAAGAAGTTCGACCTGGACGCGGGGATTGTCGATAGTTCCGTCAGCTATGGCGGTTGGTGCCAGACCGCCGTATTGGTGGAGCACTATGAAGTTCCCCGTACTTGCAGGCCGTTTGTTCAGGTATACGGTCCATGCGGTTGACCCCGCCCCGATCTGACCGTATCCAGTACTTGATGAGGTCAACCATGATCTCATGTCAGATAGGACGTTCATGCGAACCTCCCGAGTTGTTGCCCGATGTTATACCTATCCCGCATGGCATAGGCAACATCTGACGCGGTAAAACTCTGGAACGTAGCGCCGCCGGGAGTTTGCGCCGGGGAATAAACCCCGCCTTTGACTTGCAGCGTTATACCTTTGATAACGTTTGTAGGGATGTACTTAGCGCGGGCGTTGAACGGGTCTTCGAGATACTTAGCTTTAGTTCCGGGATGCGTGTGGTGGAGCGACAGGTCTTCGTGCTGGACGATAGCATAAATGCCGGTTTCGTCCGACTCGTTGCCGTAAGATATACCCACGGTAATGTTATCCCCCTCGAAATCCGGGCCGGATACTTGGAGGGTATCAGCAAGGTGCGGGAAATCAAGATGCGGGTTATCATCATCATACGGACACTGTTTAATCGAGTCCTGCGCAACCGCATCCATTTCACCCCGCATTGCCACACCTAACTGTTTAGGCAGGTATGTTTTCAACGCGAGAAGGTTGGCGTTAAGTTCCTCGACCCCCACGATCTTGATGTTCGCCATTCAGTTCCCCCCCTTCCCGATCAACAGACCTACTATTGTTCCGAAGGTTCCCGATACTGCGGTCGCAACTCCCGTGGCTTTCCACTGCCAGTTTTCAAGGATGCGGATCCGTTTCTCATGGTCGTCTTTACATTCAACTAACCCCTTGACGTTCTCGTGGATCATCAACAGGAGTTCCCGGTCAGTGTGTGGTCTGTCGCTCATGTGTACACCCGCACGTATTCGTTGTTCCCGTCGAAATCCGGCATGTATTCGATAGACAGGATCTTCGGTTGTGACCCGTCGGGGAGAGTGAGTTTGTCGTTGTAACCGATAGTAGAGTTGCCCGATAAGAAGATCTGGCACGTGCTGACCTTCTCCATCCCGCTGGCGTCGGTAATGAGTTTGTTGATCTGCTGGATGATACAGGTGTTACCGCTGGATGTACCGAGTACCGGGTTCCCTTCAGCGTCCCATGTGCCGCCGGAATGTTCGATAGTAACCGTCTGATGCGACCATTTTTCCAGCAGATCGGACATATGGGACATTATACCCACCCTATCCGCCGGTATGGTGCTAACAGTTCCTTAATTATGGGATCTGTTGCGGTATATGCCCGGCTGAGCGATCCAACGGATTCGAGGGCTACACCAGCAGGTCTGGTGGTCATCATTTCTACCATCTTGGCAGCGGCGATCTTACCGCCCCCGTGAAGGTCGATATAAGAGTAAGTGACCAGCACGCTATCAGTAGACCCGATCTGGCTGTCGGTGGTTGGAACGTAGATCCTGCCGCTCTCGTAATCTATCCGGTAATCTTCAACATACGTGCTTGGAATGTTGATGCGGGGATAGGCGATCTGGGTGTTCATGCAGTCGCCGTAATAAGCGGTATCCCGTGCGGTTGACGTGACGTAAACCGAACCCGGTATAACCGGTTGGGACGCTAACGATTTGTAACCGGACGAGCCGATAGCTGAGAAAGTGATAGATTCTTCTTTTACCTGATGGCTGAACGCGCCATTACAGTAGTCGTTAATCTGTACCGTGATAAGGGGTAGTAAGGCGGATACCTGCGAGTATTTCGCGCTGGCGGTAGTCATGCCCAACATATCGCATACTTCGAGTGTGGTTATCATGCTGACCCCTCATGTTAGGGTTGTTAACTCGTTTTCAGGTTTGGTGATAACGATGTTCCACAATTCGCCCATACTTTTTTCATTTCACGGAGTGCCCCGACTGCGCCTTCGTATTGCCATAACGCCCGCTGGCCTTGGTTCAGCTGTTCGTTGATCCCCGCCTGACGTTTTAGCATCTCGTCGATAGTGCGGGCAACTTTTGTTTCGAACTCGTTCTGTTTCTTGCTCTCGAACGCGTACATACAGGCGCATTTCAGCAGGTCGGACGCCGTGGGAATATACAGTTTTATACCCCTGCCGGCCGCCACGCCTAACCAGTATTCACAGGACGGCCTTTGAGCGACATACTCGTCGCCAACCGCCATGTCTACCCCATAAACTGAGATTTCCTGGTATCCCTCGTAGATAGCAAGCGCGATCATATACGAGATCGAGTTCGTCATGTAGGTGCCGAACGGGAACGCGGTAGTAACTTCTTTGAGCGGGAACGCAATGGAGTTAGGAACGGAATCTACTTTTTTCTGCATGTAGACCGGAACGTTAAGTTTTGACAGGCCGGCAAGACCGATATTCTCCGGGGGAGTGATACCTTTGTTCCGCATAAGGTTGACATCTTCATTGATGTTGTCAATGTCATGAAGGTCAAACCACCGGTCAAACCTGCCTCCGGGGAACGTTATAATTCGCCCGTGAAGGTCGTTAAGTCCCCAGATTTCCCACGTTGGGTCGGTGTATGGAGCATCAACGACGGTATCCGCAAACCCACAGATCGCGACTTTCTTGACAGGACGATGATACATCCGGGCGACCTGTTGCCATTCGGGTAACAGGTTACCTTTATCGTCAAGATAGATCGCGTTCCGGATAGGTTCCGGAGGATTCATTTTATTGACATCCTCTATCGTCCGGGCGATCTTGGGTGCGGTAGTTCCCTGCGGGGGGAACATTGACATTATCTTAGTCTGTTCCTCTGTCGGGACGGGTATCGGTTTAATAACCGCTTCTGCCTGTTTCAACAGTTCTTCGGTCTTCTGCTCAGTCAGTTCTTTTGTAGGTTCCGTTATTGTATCCATTGTCTTATCGCAGCACTCCTTAACATATGTTAAAAAAATTGGGTGAGATTGTGGAGAGGGTTTGATGTTCTTATCACGGCATCTCGAACGCCATAACATGAATGGTTGTGGCAACCGTAGCGATGGTTGTAGAGTTCGAGGACAGGTTAAGGTACTGGGTTGCGCTGTCTGTCGTGCAGGCATCGAACAAGACCTTAATTACCCGGTGGTTTGCCAGCGCGGTGATCGTTGACAGGCAACCATACCGTGCGGTTTCAAACGGACCGAAGAAGGTCTGTGAGTATTCAGAACTTGATGCGTTGAAATCGTTGGTAGCCCGTTTGAGGGTCGTTGAACCCTTGGCTACACCGCCGCCAACGCCGTAACCCCATGCGCCGTCAGTCGATGACGGATACTGGACGTTAAGCCTGATCGAGCCAAGCGAGGATGCCGGCAGGTAAGTAACCATCAGGCCAACCTTACCGCCATCGGAGATCTTGATATCAAAGTATCCGGTAGAGGTCGGAGCGAAATAGTTGTCACTAGTAAACGCTGCTCCCACGTTGTTAATTGCCATTGTTGAAGGATAAACTGCTTGTGCCATTTCTTTTCACCTCACACCGTACTCTCACAGAGCGTTGCACATACCAGAGCTTTGGGCTGGACGACTTTCATGCCGTAGACGTGAAGACCTTTGACGGCATCGCTGAACTTGCCTTCCTGCCGGTAAGCTTCGGTCTTGACGATCTGGTTAGCGAACGTGATCGCGTCGTTGGTTCCTGCCATGACATAGTGCTGGCGGGCGGTTGAGCCGGATGCTGTGGTTTCGGTCAGGGAGTTGCAGGTGTAGACGTTGAATCCGAGGATATCGCCAACGAACCCGTTGGCAGCTCCGCCGTTACCGGAAGGTGTGCCGATCCACTTCAGGATTTCTGCCTGAACCATGACAGTCTGCATCCACGGGGGAACTACAATCCAGCGACCTGCGCGGGGAACGTCGTTCTCGTCTAACGCACGGTGGATCTTTGCCAGAACTTCCGTTACTGCGGTAGGACCACAGGCAGTTGAAGTGACCGTCGCGCCCGCGTCAGTATAAAGACCTGCAATGTTGGTTTCAACCTTCTGCGCGAGAGCAACTGCGGCTTTCCGCATGGCTTCACCCATAACTTTGGGCTTGGTCTGCGCGGTGTCCACGTCGTCGATCTGGAACGCAAAGTAGTCCTGTTTGTCGATGTTAAGGACAGTCTGAAGGCCGGTAAGGTCCTGGACGGTGATATCTGACGTGCTGTTCTTGGTATACGTGTTTACGGTGATAGGACCAACCGCGTTGATACGGACGGTATCTCCTGCCCCGGAAATCTCGCCTTCGTAATCACGGTTGACTACGTTGGCGAACACGAACGCCTTATCGAAATCTGAAAACAGTTTTGCTGACCAGATTTCGGGGATAAAGTTGTTAATAGCCATTCTAAATACTCCTTATTGAAAAGAGGTTATGCTTTGAATTTCCCGGCAGCAAGAGCGGCGATAATCTCAGATTCGTTCTTCCTGAACCATTCCGGATCTGCCTTCGCTTTCTTCTGGATCTGCTCCGGGGTCATGCCAAGGAACGACGGTTGAGCAACCTGATCCCGCCCCTTCTGCGGGTCGCGACCATGTTCTTTCAGTTTGTCATCCATTGACAGTTTAAGAAATTCGTTAATCTTCGTTTTGAGAAGTTTGATCCGCTCTTCAGTTTTCTCTTTGTTATCCGCCTTGACGAAATCAACGAAGGTAATGTCTAACCCTTCCGCAACCAGTTTGTCGCGGGCGTGGATACTGACTTCCTTATCGTTAAGCTCTTTCTCTTTGGCGGCAAGGCGTTCCGTAAGCTGTTTCTGTTCATACTCACGGAGCTGGGCGGCAGTCATCTTCTCTTTCTGTAAAGATTCGATCTGGTCCTGTGCAGCTTTCAGGTCTTGCGAATATCTCGTTCTGACCTTATCGGTTTCAGATTGAATCAGTTTCTTAACAGTTTCCTCCGTTAATGCCGAAGGTTCCTGCGGGATGTCCTTAGCCTCTGTCGTAACAGAGTCAGTGGTTGGATTTGTAGGTTCCATATAACAATCCTTATCGGGTTCGCCCAAACACAGTGCCTTGAATAAGTCACCGGAAAAAAGTGGGGAACGCCCCCAATATAAAATATTATTGCGTGTTGATAGTTAAATACTTTTGGTTAACTTTACATTAACTTTACATTAACTCTGCATATTCCTCTTTTGTGAGATAAGATTTATCACTGTATTGTATAGCCAGCAGCTCCTCAAAATATTGCACCCAGTAGTCGCGGATATTTGGGTAATTTGTTTTGGCATGGCAAGAGGGGCATAATAAGACAAACTTGCGTTCTGAAGTGGGTGCACAACACGATTTCTTATCATAATGAACATGGTGAACGGAGTGGCCCTTCCCGTTTTCTTTTATCCCACAGAGAACGCAGGTATAATCAAATCTGGCCCGAACCCTCCGTTTAAACTCATTATTGAATTTTTCACAATACGGATAGAATGAGATCCCACCCTGCCACTGCGGGGATTTATCCCCCTTTTTGGATTCGCTTATATGTTCTCTCCATTCTTTTGAGAGGACCTTACCAAGATGTGATATCTTATTTTTGTAATTGTGTTCCTGTGTTTTCTGTTTCCCGGATAAATTTAAAGAACGTATTTTTGCTAAACATTCTGGGTTGTGACACACCTTCCGAGTACCCTGTCTGCTTTTAAAGGATTGGATTGGGATCCCACATACAGCACAGTTAATGATGAGTTTTCCGCCACGATCCTTTCCGGTACGATATTCGGATCGGCATTTGTGGTTCCCACATGTTGTATACCTTTTTTCAGAACTCTTTGGAATAGCAAATTCTTTTTTACAGATAACACAGGTTTTTGTTATTTGGCCCGACATTAACTGTATATGTGATATGGGTGTATTTAAACGTTCCCATAAACTCCGGCGACAAGAAAACACCTACATCCGTAATCTAATGCCGGTTCGCCGAACAACCCCGGGCCGTCAGCAGTATATCCTGCCCATTCGCCGGAGGGTATCTCAAACAGTTCGTCGCCTTCCACAGTCTGCCCGTCGAGTTCTTCGTGGGCGTCCCTGACCCTGTCGTCCCCGGCAGTCACCCATGTTTTCGTTACTCTGATACCCTCTACCTTTAACGACTTGATACCGTATTGGACACTTTCACTCGATATAGAATGGGCAGTATCATTAACAAACCCCACGGTCTTAACGAGATCTTTCTGGACAGTATCTTTAATCCGGGAATTGTAGTCAGATAATGTGCCTTCCTGCGTTAACGTGGTGGCGATAGATGACCGCAACCGGACGCCCAGATCGCGGGTACGCAGGATAGCCCGTTCATCCGGGGTAATGCCGGAATACGGTTTGTTAAGGATATCCTGGACCATCTTACCGGTTATTTTAGGTGGAGTAATCCCCGCAATCTCAGCCAGAGGGATGGTTGTTCCTTCGAAACCCACCATAGCCGACGTTTTAAACGCTTCGTTAACTTCTGTGAATGTATCTTTCTGGTGAACCCTGACAATATCTTCAACCTTCCCATTAAGTGTTTTCAACCGGTTATACCGCTGCATATCTGAATATGAGAGAGTATTATCTTTCCCGTATTTCGCCACGACATCCGCAATCTCCGCCCGTAACTCTTTTAACATTACAGCATAGTTGGTTATGGCTTTACTCTCAACGGCAGCGGTTATCCGGTCGATCTTCGTCTGGATCTTCTGGAAATCAGAAGTTAACATTTGTTAACTCCTAACTCGAAGACGTTGCCATCATCTGGTCGGGGTTCTGCTGGTCCTGTTGCGGGAACATGATCTTATCGAGATCGATCATGTCCTCCGTATCCTGTTTCATCTTCGCCATTTCTTCCTCGACATTATTAACAAATGTTAACTGGCTTAACCGGGTTTCCTCGCTGACCATACCTTTTAACTGGACGGTCGCCTGTGCTTCCGCCATCAGGTCGAGCGGGAAGTTCCTGACCCATACAAAGCTGAACTCCCACGGGTCGAACGATACCCCGCGTTTGTCAAAGTAACCCGCCAGAACCTCAAACATCCGGTACAGGGCTTTGGTGAATTTCCGTTCGGTGGTGATGCATTTTGATTCCAGCCCGAACAACTTATACTTCATTGCCACACCGGACGCATTGGCGGCGAACTGTTCGTCTGATATCTTCACAGACTTGGTGAACATGTAGATATTAGATTCCAGCCGGTTAAGGTGGTTCTCTACGATAACGTCGTTCAGGTTTTTGGTAATAAACTCAGCTTTGGCCGCGGTGTCCGGGATGGATATTGCGCCCGTCTGACGCATGAGTTTGAGGGTTTCGTCAGACGCATTGATACCGTAAAGAGCTAAATACGCTAACCGGAACTGTTCGATCTCGCTGTTGATATCACTTAATGTCCGGTCGTATCCGTCGATGAGTGACAACGCTTTCTCACAGTCGCCCTGCAATTCTTCGTTGTTGGGGAAACAGATTAAGGGACACCCCCCGAGCAGGTGCGGCAGCGGGTTAGGTGTTTCGGTAGGGTCAAGGATAAAGGATTCCCCGTCTTTATTATACACATCCTCTTTCCGGATCCAATACGAGATCCCGGCTTCGTCCATGAACTCGGCTTTCGTGTATTTCTCGCCGTTAATCTCTATGGGGTAATAACGGATGGCGTATTCAGCATCCGTGATGCCTAACTCATCACAGATGAAGATACATTCCCACGGGGGAACGTTGATAATGCCGATCTCACCGTCAGTATCAATGTAACAATACCGTGCGGAATACCCGGCGATAGCGGCCATCTTGATACTTTCAGAGTCAAGATCGGGGATACTGTTACGTTTAATGAATCCCCTGATAGTTTCAGACACGCTTTCGTCATCATACTCGTAAGTGATCGGCTGCCCTGCCATATACCCCGTCTTGGTATCCACGATATCAGAGAAGAAATCGTTGGCAATCTTGTTATTTACCTTGGAAGTATCGGCGATGGGGTACGTGCGGGTGAATATTGGCACGCCCGTCTTGCTGCCTTTATACCGTTCATACAGGGATAACTGTTCAATATGACGGGGTTTGGCTTCCGTTATCAGGTCTGCGATCTCTTTGCCTGTGATAGGGTTGCCGTCTTTAAGACTCTGGAATGTCCGTGAAGTTGCGCTCATTTTGAATCACCCGAACGTGACATAGAAAGATCCCATGTTCTTTATCACCGCGCCGCCTACGGTTCCCTGGAACGAGTAGAAATAAGTTCCTGCATACGGGGGGGTATAGTCATAATACCAGTATCCAGCGTCTGAACTGCTGGATACCCCGCTGGCGGTAGTCCCGGAAACCAGCGTATTGTGCATTACGTCGTAAATGGTGATGGTTGGGGTTGTCGGGTCAGTGGCGGTGCTTTGTAACGCCGTGAACGTCCCGTTAAGCCTGATAGTATCTCCTAATATCATTCTGTGACCCCCACGGAAACACCACGATAGGATTTGGTTACGCCCGCGCCCCTGTAAGATACTGATAACGCTACCCGTATAGGATAAAGGACATCCTGAGCACGCATGACCATCCCGTCAGTAGCCAAGCCCGCACCCTGCATCCGTGCCGGGAACCCGTGGCCTGCAAGGCTGACCCCCTGTTTTATCATACGGCACCTTCTTCACTATACGTTGCCAAGTCCCCACTAACATCGTAAGTTGCCACAACGTTATACACTACCCCGTTAGTATCCGCCACCTTATCGGCTTTTGTCGGATACCTCGTAATAGTACAAGAGGTCATGTTGTGGCTTGCATCAAACACCGGCGCAGTTATCTTATAATGCCGGTAGGTGAACGGCAGGATAGACGCTGCCGCCGTATCAATTGCCGCTACCCGCTCGTTAATCGAGTCTGCCGTGGGTGCTCCGGGGATTGCCGTGTTAAGCGCGGTATCTACTTCTGCATTAATGGCAGCCAGAGCAGTGGTGTTCCATGATACGTTGGAATCTGATTTCGGCACTTTCGCCAGCTCTGCGGATGTCGCAAGACCCGCCTGTAGTTCCGTAACAGCGGTTGCGGCTATCGCATCGGAGGATATCGCGTCTGTCGCAATACTTGCCGCTGTAATCACGTCGTTAGCAATACCGTTTAATGTGGTGACGTTGGTAGCGGTAGTAATGGTCCCGGCAGTAATGTTTGTGGGTGTGGCTAACCCGGTTTGGATCTTCGTGACCGCATCCGCTTTAATGGCTGCCGCGTCGATAGAGTCAGCGGCGAACGCATCAGAGGTAAATGCGTCAGTGGCGATAGATGCAGCGGTGATCACATCGTTAGCGATCCCGTTCAGGGTAGTAACGTTAGTTGCGGTAGTAATGGTTCCAGCCGTAATGTTCGTGGGTGTAGCTAATCCTGTCTGGACCTTGGTTACAGCTGCTGCCGATACCGCCGCTGCAGATATCGCGTCCGTGGCGAACGCATCCGCATCTATGGCACCTGTCGCAATGGCGGCTGCCGTAATGGCGTTGTTCGTGACAGTTTCCACGTTGGCTTTTAACGCGCTCCCTGTTTTACAGTCTGCTGCAAAAGTTGCCAGATCAATCGCGTTATCAGCAATAGCCGCCGCTGTAATAGCACCGTTAGCTATCCCGTTTACCGTCGTTACGTTGGTAGCTGTCGTAATCGTGCCGGCTGTGATGTTCGTTGGAGTTGCCAACCCGGTCTGGATCTTCGTGACCGCATCCGCTTTAACCCCCGATGCCGTTAACCAATCGGTCGTGACTGCCGGGAGGTTCGTAAGCGTGGTTACCGTGCCGATAGTAGCGCTGGCAGCGTCGTGGATATCCACCAGCGGCACACCTGCCGTCCCTGGCGCATGGACAGCCGTTCCGGTCCATTGGGTAACTGATACATCCTGGACATCTGACCCGAACCATGAATCATAGATGTTAGCAGGAAGAACCGCGAGTTCTAACCTGACTATTAGCGCACCAGACGGTTTGACATAAAGGATCATCGGTCCTAACGTGTCCGTATCCGCTGCCGCAAGGACTACGCTATAATTACCCGTCCCGATCTCGCTGGCTGCCGTGCTGCATGTGGTCAAACTGGTGCTACCGGTTTTCCAGATGTTGATATCCGTGCTTGCGATACTAAGCCCCGTTTTTGGGGTGATGCCGTCCGTAGAAGATACAAACGGACCTAAAAGGAGTTCCTGTGAAGCTGTGTTCTGTTTCAAAAAGAGTGTCATAATAACCACCTGCCGATATGGAAGAATTGCCAGAAGTAGTTGATAATGAGGATAACGATATTGGAGGTTTCCGTTTCCGGTTCTGTCGGGGGGTTCAGGATATCGTATTCAATCTGGTTGGCGATCTGGGTGCGGATATCTACCGGCAGCCGCCCTACTGAAATGTTTGAAAATACCGAAGTGTTCGCGTAACTGGAATCCCCCCCGTCTGTGCTGATAAGCGTGGCGACGTACCTGTTATCATCTGCGGCTTCCCGGAACCCTTCTGCACTTAGCGTATATACCGATCCGTTTGACATGGGGACTGTGAAGGTTTCCTCTGCCGGGTATTCCTGATCGAAATTGTTCCATGGATCGCCCCAACCCCGTTGCCAGACCCAAACCCCAGCACCGTCAAACGTTTGGTTATATAGCTGGAACCCGTAGTTTTTACGGTAGATTTCCGGGTTAGGCAGACCTGATTCCGGGGAAGCGTATAAAAGGGCTTTATGCCCGTATGAATGGAGTGCATTAATAGTCGTTCTGTTATACCCGTTCAGGTTCCCGACATCTAATATATCAGAAACATTGTATAACTGGTTGGCGTTGCCAGACGTGAAGATATAAGATCCGTTCAGCCTTACACTTGCCCATACGGTGCGCTGTGCGGATAACTGTGGTTCTGTTGCCTCGTCTATACCGTAAACATACGTTTTATCAAACCCGTAATATTCTGCTCTCGATTTAATATAATTTATTGTTGCTACCCTCGTTGCTATATCCGCCGGGTCCGTGGCAGTATCCATCAGGACATCCCACCCTTGGACAAAGAACGAATCTGTCGGCATACCCGATTGGTTGATCGTAGACAAATGGAAGTCTAACGTTGCGTTAATCTCGTCTGTTAATGTGCGGCTTTTAATCCAGATAAACGGGTGGGTAATCCCGTGTTTCCGCATATCGGCGATATCAGACGCGAAGACCTCGTTTGATTTATTAAAGGCCGAGGTTTTTGACCCTGTTGTTAATTGAGCTACATAGAATGTCGAATATTGTTTTGTTGAATCTACCAATGTAAAATTGAGAACACGGACGTTCAGGGTGATGTTTTTAAGGTATGTGCCATCGGGTCGTGTCAGCGACATTAACCCGCTATAATTTCCCGTTGCCTGTGACGATGAAATATTTGCAGTTACCCAGAACTGTTTATTTAACGATGCGTTAAGCCAGAATGGTTGTATAGTATCGGAATCGTCAAAGATTGCCGTTGCCGGTATATTGTCAGTTGTTGACGACACGTTGTAATATACTTCCGTCCCATTATCCAGCCTGACCAGGAGATAGTTTGAACATGCGGCATCGTTGCGAGCAAACTTGGTTTCGTTATGCCAGATGTTAGCGTTCGATAAATACCGTTCACTGCATGAGAACGGATATGACCCTGCGTAATCCCAAGACGAATCAGCGTCTTTATCAACGATATTCCATGAAGGTAACAATATCTTGATATCTATCGCGCTGGCGGGAATAGTATTTCCCCCGCTAGTTAATGTTGGCGTTGAGATGTTTACCCCAGTGACATCCGTATCGCTCTTTAATACAAAACTGGCAGATTCATACTCTCCTTTTGCAGCGGTAAGGTTAACCTGCGTGTTGGGAGTGATAGTAATTGAAGTAGTCGGGAGGTACTGGGAACCCGTTTTGTTAATTGGATCTTGTATTGGGTATACATAAATCTCTGATGATACATTCACCCATTTCGATGACGAATTCCCAGAGAACAGGTAGTTTGATGCTTTCAGTTTTACTGACCAGTTACCTGCCGGGAACGTATATGCCGGGTTCTGGGTGGTTGCGATTTGATATTCGGTTGTATTGCTTGCATAGTTGATAGCGTACCAGTTCCAACCAACGATCTCGGATGGTGTGGTGTTATCGTAAAGTGTCGCCGACAGTGAAGATGTGCCGGTATATGCAGACGCTGTGAAATTACCTTCGGGCGGTTGGAACGTTGCGTTATATATCCCGATGGTGTCGCCCGACACTAACTGACCCCCGAAGATGTACGAATAGTTGTTGATATTTCCGGTGTATTCCGGAGCCCTACCTTCTGCCGGACTCCGGATTCCGAATACGGCAGCCGATGATGATGCTGTTGCTATTGACTTCGAGGTTATACGCAGCCTGCACCACCCGTTGGGTTCAGTACTTGCACCTGACAACGTTCCCGTGACTTGCGCAATAGAACAATCGTGGAGATCAAAATTGGTATAGTTTGTAGCACCAAATGCCCCAGCCCCCAATGCAAGTTGGATGTATCTGACAGAGCCTTCCTTGGCATACAAAGACCACGTGTAATTGGTGTTTGCTACTATATTCCCTGTTTTATATATGTAATGATTGCCCCAAGCTGTTGTTTCGTTGATCCTCCATGCCCGTTGTGAGTTATCATAATTTGTGGTCATGTTGGGAGCCAGCGTGAACCCGCTCCCAGACCATACCCAAAACTGGTTGGATTGGTTTAACAGGTTTGGCAACGCTGCGACAGGTGAAACCAGCAGCACCAGTAATATCCCTAAAATAATCGTTTGTCGTTTCGTCATTATGGTAACACCTTATGCAAAAAGACAGGGTAATTGGTTCCAGATGATGAACGGGCCAAGGCAGAACCTACCGGCAGGACAATACCAGACGTTAAACACTGCCTTGTTGGTCTGTATAATTGGTGCCATTTACAAAAACTCCTTTTGCGCAAAAGAGAGAAGAGAACCATATGGGCGAACCCAATGGTTTATAATATGATTATTGGTTGTTTAAGTTAAATACTTTTGGTTAACTTACGTCCCTGCGGTATCTGGCGGGGATACCATACCAGACCTCATTATCCGGGATGTCACGATTCACAAATGTTAATGCCCCGACCACCGCGTTCTCTCCAATGGTAACCCCCGGCATAACCACGCTGTTCGCACCTACACGGGCGTTACGTTTGATAGTGACTTTCCCCTGTTTGCCGTCAATGGTGGATATTGACAATATCTTAACTCCCGGTCCTACCTGCGCTTTATCCTCTATCGTCACGCCCTGCTGAGCTAAGATAACCG